ATACTGGTCAATAGTTTTAAAATCTTCAAACCCCCTCTCTTCTTAGAGAGGGGGTTTTTTTATTTAACATCCATTTTACTTATTGTATACTATATATGAAATGAAGTAACAACCATTATATACGGAGGTAATCATGGAACAGAATCAAGCACTTCAACTACTCGTCGCTGGTGTCCAAAAGGGGCAAGCAAATGGGATCTTTTCCCTAGAAGAGTCAGCAGCACTAGCACAGGCAGTCAACGCCTTCCGCCCACCAGAAGAGGCTGTTGAGGAAGAGCCTGAAGAAGCAGATGATGCCGAAGCAGCAGAATAAAACGATTGTTCTTTTTGATTTAGATGGCACTCTAACAGAAGCCAGAAAAGAAATTGATCTTAGTTTGTTAGTCGAACCCCTCGAAAAGCTCATAAGAGTTTCTGAGATTGGTATTCTCACTGGCAGTGGCTTAAATTATGTACAAGAACAAGCCGCTCCTCTTTTCCCATTTCACAGACTTATGGAAAAGATGCACATTCTTCCATGCAACGGTACTGAATATTTTGCACCAATAATGAAGTTGACACACAGTACTGACATGTCAGAAAAGCTAGGGGAGCTTAAATTTGAAAGCCTCATGAAGAATATCATAGAACTACAACTGCAATGCATCGAAAAGTTTGATATTCCTCTTACCGGACACTTCGTTGATTTTCGAGGATCGATGATTAATTGGTGTCCAATTGGGAGAAACGCGAGCCAAGAGCAGCGGAATCGATTTAAAGAAATGGACAAATCTCTTGGCATTAGAGAAGAGTTCTTGTCTTTGTTGAGAAAAGAAATCGAGAATAACAAAATAGAGGGAATAACTGCCGTATTAGGCGGGAATACATCGTTCGACATTTACCCAGATAATTGGGATAAAACATATGCCCTACAACATTTTGAAGATTATGATGTTTACTTTGTAGGCGACAGATGTGAAGAAAATGGTAATGATTATGAAGTTTGTAAAGCTTTGGGAGAAAGATGCTTCGCTGTAAAAAGCCCAGAAGATACCGCCAAACTTATAAACGAAACTTTGTTACCCATGTTAACAGATTGCCCTGATTGCAATTAGAAAATAGGAGGAGACAGCATGTCATTGGATTTAGATATCCCAACTTTAGATATTGAGGATTTTGACCCGGAGTTAGCGGAAGCACAAAAGGTTGATGAAGTTAAAGATGAATCTGGCGGAGCACTAACTTACGCCATCATTGGCTCAGGCCAAGGTGGTGGACGGATCGCCAAAGCTTTTTATGATTTGGGGTATCGAAAGACAGTTGCTTTCAATACTGCAAAATCTGATCTGGCATTGTTGGATCTACCAGATAAACACAAGTTTTATGTGGACTATTATGGAGACCAGGGCGCCGGAAAGAATCAGGAAAAAGCTCGAATTGCTTATGAGTCTCGAAGTCAAGAAATCTTCAACAAACTCCGTGAAATCTTTGGTGAGAATATTGACCGCATTATTGTTTGTGTTGGCGCCGCAGGCGGCACTGGAGGCGGAAGCGTCAATACTCTTGTGGACATTGCAAAACGTTATTTCACCTATGTAGGACGCGAAGATGCTAACGAGCGAGTTGGAGTCATTGCTTCTTTGCCAACAACTGGCGAAGCAGCCTCTCCTGCTGTTGCCAAGAACGCACACAATCGAATGACGGAATTGTGCGCTTCTGCTGAAAACGGTGAGTTTGCGCCACTTATTCTTGTCGATAATGATAAAATTAAGAAGCTTTATCCACAACTCACAGTCAAACAGTTTTGGCCGACACTAAATAACACAGTTGCTGGCTTGTTTCACATCTTCAATGTGTTGGCAACAAAGAATTCGGATTATACATCTTTTGATCCAGCGGATTACGATACAATCATGAAGACAAGGGGTTGCATGATTATGGGCGTTACAACTGTTAAGAATGTCGAGAATGAAACTTCTGTTTCTTTGGCCCTTAAACAAAACCTTGAGAAAACACTTCTCGCAGGAGGTTTTGATTTGACGACTGCTGAAGGTGCTGCAAGCATTATCGTTGGAGGAACCAAACTTTATGAAGAAGTTGCTGGTCTTATGGATTCTATTGAGTACGGCTTTGATACTCTTGCTACAATCACTGGGGGTGCCATTATTCACCGAGGAATCTATGAAGATTCTGCCAGGGATAAATTGGTTGCTTACACCATGGTTGGTGGGCTAGACGCTCCTGAAAAACGACTTGAGGAGCTTCGAAAGTTTTTACAAATTAAGTGACAATGCAATGAATAAGACGCTTCATTATGTTTGTGAACCAAATAATTTTAGCATCTCTTTGTCTATTTCATATAACAAAATAGCAACTGTGGCAATTTATAGCAACGAAGAACCTTTGTGTCGTAGAAAGTTTTTGATGGCCGATGGCGGCGCAGAAAAAGAAGAGATAAATGAGCTAGTTGCCATGTTTTGTGACTTGTTTATAGAAAATCAACTTAGGGAACAAAATTTTGAAGGTGAAATGGACGGAAGTGAATTTATTATACAAACAGCTAGATCTTCTTTGAGAAAAACGTACAACAAGCTTGGATTACCTGTGTGGCATCGGCGGCCCTAACCAATTGATTTTTGGCACTAATTTCGGTGCCATCTCTCTATTGATAGTTTCCTTAATAAAATTAATCATGTCTTCGTGCGTGGGTGAAACAGAAACCATCGGAAAGTATATATTTACCGAATGTATCATTCCTACCAAATGGCCTTTATCATTAAAAATGGGAGAACCAGAACTACCCCCAGCAGCGGGTATTGAATAATATGCTGCTTTTTTATCTTCTACATTTCCCATAAAAAAGCCTTCTAATAGTGGAACAGTGTTTTTGTAAAAGATACCAACTGGTGCAGCAATGTTGAAAACCCTGTCTCCAATGTTTGGCATCTTGGTGCTAATTCTAGCTATTTTGTTTTTTAGATTTTTTGCAAACAGAATACATACATCAAAATCAAAATTCATGTTAATGATATTGCTAAGATGCCTCTCTTCGTTTAATGTCACAGATTCGATAATCACTTCATACCCTATAACTCCAGGCTGTTTTGTCATATCGTCACTATCACACACATGAGCAGCAGTCAGAATATAGGATCCTTGTTCGCCACCAGCAATCACAACTCCTGAACCAGTGGTCATCATTGGCTCTGTTGAGCAATAACTGCTGTTTTCGTCAGTCTTACAGGAAAAAACATTTACAGTTTTTTCTATATTTACAAAAGTTTCTCGGGTATCGAGAGGTATGTTGATGTTTTGATTTGCACAAGATGTGGTCAAAAACAATTGTATTAATAGGGCTGTTATTAAGGTGCGCATGTTATAAATAGATAAATTTATTATAAATATTTTTCTTTTTTTACATGTTAAAATGTTTTAAAATAATCTATATATTATTGACAGCCCCAAGGCGGGAATAATATGGCAAAGAAAACCTACGTTTTTGATACTAGCGTCTGCTTGACAGATTACAACTCTATTCGATCATTTGATAACAACGATGTTGTTATTCCATTAAAAGTATTAGATGAAATTGATGGAAACAAAAAGCGCCAAGATGGTGCAGGAACAAATGCGCGTAGAATTATCAAACTTTTAGATTCATTCAGAAGCAAAGGAAGCCTTCAAAAGGGCGTAAGAATTGAAAAGGGAAAGGGGATCATATTTGTTAGAAACTATGATCCTTCAATCTTACCAAGCGATCTAGATCTTGCATGTCCTGATAATCAAATTGTAGCAACAGCTTTTACAGAACAGCACAATAATCCTAAAAGAAAAGTAATCGTTGTCTCTCGCGATATTAATATGCGAGTAAAGTGCGATGCTTTGGGTCTGCTATCAGAAGATTACAACGAAAGCCAAGTTGTTGGCCGTGCAGAAGACGTTTATAAGGGATTTACCAAATACTTGGTTGATGATCAAATTATTGACCAGTTCTATGTTGATGAAAACATATACGTTGATGAAGAAGAGATCAGACTGTACGCTAACCAATTTGTCATGCTCGTGTCTAATTCAAACGAAAAGAAGACAGCCTTAGCGAGATTTGTCAATTATCAGCAACCTCTATCTAGAATCCATGAAAGAGAGATTTGGTCTTTGCGACCAAAGAATAAAGAACAAAGTTTTGCAATTGATCTTCTTATGGATCCAAAAGTTGCTGTTGTGTCCCTAATTGGCAAGGCTGGCTCTGGTAAAACCCTCCTGGCTATCGCTGCTGGACTTGAACAAAGTATTGGGAACTCAAATAACAGCAGATATCGTCGCCTAATAGTCTCCAGGCCAATTCAGCCTCTGGGCAAAGACTTGGGCTATTTGCCGGGGACTCTAGAAGAAAAAATGTCTCCTTGGTTGGCGCCAATCCAAGACAACTTAGAATATTTGATGGGAAATGATATCATGACCCTCAAAGATCATCTGCTTCGCGGAACAATCGAGATCGAAGCTCTTACCTATATAAGAGGAAGATCTATCTCTAATGCTTACATTATTATTGATGAAGCCCAAAACTTAACCAGACATGAAGTAAAAACTATCTTAACAAGAGTGGGAGAAAATACTAAAATCATATTTACAGGAGATATAGACCAAATTGATAACATCTATGTTGATGGAACTTCAAATGGTCTTACATATGCTGTGGAAAAATTAAAGCAGTATGAAGTATCAGCACATGTCTCTTTGAGAAAAGGTGAAAGAAGTAAAGTTGCTACATTAGCAGCAAACATATTATAAGGTAATAAAATGAGCGAAACACAACAAGATAATTGTCAAGTTAATTATAGCATAGAAGATGTCGGAGAAGCCTCTGATTTAGAAAACATTGTAGTCCCCAATTCCTCTCTGAAAAAAATGGTGATTAATTACGTGGGCCAAATTGTTAAGCCTCTTGATGATGAGGTTACAGTGGAAATGGTCATCTCTGTTTTGGCAGACGAATTTCCAGAAGTTATCATGCCATTGGCTGAAGAAAACTGGATGAGAGGATATGAACAAGCTTTGGCTGATGTTGATAAAGGCCAAGAATTATGGGCTCAAGACCAAGCCGCCCAAGCTCAGGAGGGGGAAGATGAGTAATGGACGACTATATAAAAAACAAGGCATTAGAGGCGCAAGAGAACTCTAGTGAGAAATATCTCTTTAATGTTCCCATCATTATATTAGATTCCTTCATAAATAAAATCAATCTCGACTTTGTTACGAAAAAGATAGAAAGCTTATTGCCAAAAACTCTTTTTAGAAACATCGAGGCAATATACATTGGCAATTTTGATGTGCTAAACAGCAGAGGTGTTAATGCAGCTTATACGGATGGCGTAATATATCTAACAAACGTGCAGGACGATGAAGCGGATATCATTGATGATATTGTTCATGAGATTGCTCATGCTGTTGAAGAGATGTACGGGATGCACATTTATTCTGACGATAGAATCGAGAGTGAATTTATTGGCAAAAGAAAAAGGCTTTTCGATATGCTAAAAGCCGCTGGCCACACCGGCGCCTCTTTGAGCAGCTTTTTGAATCCTGAATATTCCAGAGAATTTGACGAATTTCTGTACCAAGAAGTTGGATATCCAGCTTTGGTGAACTATTGTTCTGGTTTATTCTTGAGTCCGTATGCTATCACTTCAATTCGCGAATACTTCGCACGAGGATTTGAGCATTATTTTCTAAAAAATGATAAAAAGTACTTGATTAAATTGTGTCCTCAGTTATACTATAAGATAGATCAGATGTTTGATAGTATTAACTCAGGTGAATAAGCATGACCCACATATCATTTTCGGCTCTTAAGATTTGGAACGAATGTTCCTATAAGCACAAATTAGTCTATATTGACCAAATTAAAGCGTTTAAAGGCAATGCATACACTGCTTTTGGTACCGCACTCCACGATGTGTGCGAAAAGAAGCTTTTAGGCGAGAATATGGACGATAAAGACTATTTTTTAACTCGTTTTAAAGAGGTTCTCGCAGAAATTCCCGAGGAACATAACGAAAAGCTTGTAGAAGATATGAAACTGCAAGGCGTTAGGATTATTCCTCACATAATGCCGGCACTAAACAAATACTTTAAAGAGTACGAAGTTGTATCTGCAGAAGAGGATATCTTTGAGGTAGTGGATGATTATAAGTTTGCTGACTTCAATTTCAAAGGCTTCATCGATCTGGTACTAAAAACACCAGACGGAAAATACCACATTATCGATTGGAAGACATGTTCTTGGGGCTGGGATGCTCGTAGAAAAAACGATAAGATGACAACTTATCAGTTAACCTTTTATAAACACTTTTTCGCGAAGAAACACAACATCGACCCAGAAAACATTGAAACTCACTTTGCTCTTTTGAAGAGAACCGCGAGAAAAGAAAATGTTGAATTCTTTAGAGTAACAAGTGGCCAAACTAAAATTAATAATGCACTTAACTTACTAGAGAATGCTTTGTATAATATAGAAAAAAACAACCACATTAAGAATCGGTTGTCCTGTTCGAAATGTGAATTCTACAAAACGGTGAATTGTCCATGAAAAAAATTAAGGTATTAACTCTGGGTGACCATCCACTAAGCCCATCGGGCGTTGGAACTCAAACAAAAAATGTAATTAAAGCTCTTATTGACACCGGTCGATATAGGTTCATTTCTCTAGGCGGTGCCGTTAAGCACCATGACTACAAACCAATGAAAATTGATCCATATGGAAACGATTGGGTTATACAACCAGTGGATGGGTATGGTACCCCAGAACACGTTAGATCTCTTTTGAGGACTGAGAAGCCCGATATTCTGTGGTTTATGACAGATCCTAGGTTTTATGAATGGCTGTGGTCAATTGATAACGAGATTCGTTCTTTAGTGCCTATGGTGTATTACCATGTTTGGGATAATTATCCATATCCGAAGTTTAATCGACCATTTTATCAATCAAATGATCACATTGTTGCAATTTCTAAACTTACTCACGATATCGTTCAAACTGTAACTCCGGAAGTAGACTCGTCCTATATCCCTCATGCAGTAGACTCAGAAGTCTTTAAGGTACTCCCGGAAAGTGATGTGTTGCAATTCCGCAAAGAGCACTTTAGGGACGAAGAAAATCCTGATAGAGTTATGTTCTTTTTCAACAGCAGAAACGCGAGAAGAAAAATGAGCGGTTCTATTGTGCTGTGGTTTAAAGAGTTCTTGGACATTGTTGGGCATGACAAAGCATGTTTGTTGATGCACACTGATCCAAAAGATCCACACGGGCAAGATTTAAACGCAATTCTGGACGATTTTTCTTTGCTAAATGGCCAAGTTCTCTTTTCAACTGAAAAGGTTGACCATCGACTGCTGTCGTTTATGTACAATATGGTTGATTGCACAATTAACATCTCTGATGCAGAGGGGTTTGGACTTTCAGCACTAGAATCACTTTCTTGCGGAACACCAATTATTGCGAACATGACAGGTGGTCTGCAGGAACAAGTAACGGATGGGAAGACAGAATTTGGAGTAGCCCTACAGCCAGCTTCCAAGGCAATTATTGGCTCTCAGGGTGTGCCATATATTTACGAGGATCGAGTCAGTAAAGAAGACTTCATTAAAGCTTTGCTTAAGATTTACGAGATGTCCAGTTCAGAACGAAAAGAACTTGGATCTATGGGCCGGCAACATGTTATGAAGAACTATAACTTTAAAGACTTTAATGAAAAGTGGATTAATCTTATGGACAGCGTACATGAAAAGTACGGTTCTTGGGAAAATAGAAAGAATTACAAATCTTGGGAGATATCAGAGGTAGTATGAAAAAGAAGATTTTAGTACATGGACCGGCCCTTAGTAGAAGTGGTTACGGTGAACAAACACGCTTTGCGATTCGTGCCTTGAGGGCTCACGAAGATAAATTTGATATCTATTTGTCAAATATCAATTGGGGCGCCACCGGCTGGCTTTATGAGGATAACGAGGAAAGGCAGTGGATGGATCAAACGCTTATCAAAAGTCAACACTATATGATGGAAAAGAAGCCGTTTGATATCTCTCTGCAAGTTACAATTCCAAATGAATGGGAACGTTATGCGCCGGTTAATATCGGATATACTGCCGGGATTGAGACTACAAAGATATCTCCAAAGTGGTTGGAAAAAACTCCTGTTGTTGATAAAATGATCGTTGTTTCTGAGCATGCTAAATATGGATTTGACAATACGGCGTACCAAACAAAAGACGCCAACGGCAATGTTGGCTCCATTAAAAATACAACTCCAGTGGATGTGGTGGGTTATCCTGTGAGGGATTTTGAACCAGAACCTCTAGACTTAAACTTGACAACAGATTTTAACTTTTTGGCAGTCGCTCAATGGGGTCCAAGAAAGAACCTAGATAATACTATCTTGTGGTTTGTTGAAGAGTTCCTTGATAACGAGAATGTTGGCTTGGTTGTGAAAGCCACTATCAAAAGCGGCTGTACAATGGACAGGTTTTGGGCCAAAAAAAGAATTGAAAACACGCTTGCTAAATATCCTGAAAGAAAATGTAAAGTATATCTTCTCCATGGCGATATGACTGATGGCGAAATGACTAGTCTTTATAGGCACCCAAAGATCAAGTCTTTGGTAACCTTGACGCATGGCGAAGGTTATGGCCTTCCAATCTTTGAGGCGGCATATAACAGTTTGCCGATTATTGCTCCAAACTGGAGTGGTCAAGTAGATTATCTTAGCATGCCGATTAAAAGCAAGGGCAAAAAGAAGAGAAATACCTCGATGTTTTCCAAGGTCGATTATGATATAAGACCAGTGCAAAAAGAGGCTGTTTGGAAAGGTGTGTTGGAAGCCGATTCTATGTGGTGTTTCCCAACTCAGGGGAGCTATAAGATTAAATTGCGAGATATGTACAAAAACCACAAAGATCATTTGTCCCGAGCTAGAAAGCTTGAAAAGCATATTCGAACAAAACACGCTCCTCAAGTTTTGTATGACCAGTTCGTGGACTCGATCCTAAAGGCTCTGCCAGAAAGCCAAGTCACCAATGTTGTAGACGGAGAGTTGGTTGTACTATGAGGGTAGTGTATTGTGCCCAATTTCGAGATTATTCTGGTTATGGTGTTGCAGCTAGGGGATACTTAAAATCTTTAGATGAATTTTTGCAACAAAATCCGCAAGCAATTGATTTAAAAATATACTCTGCCGTTGTGGGGAACAACCCCCTTTTATCGGACGAGGAAATCTCACTTCTTAAAAAATATGAATTTAAGAATGATGGTGAAATTAACGAATATTTGAATAGCGATTACTTGTTCGTTTGGCATATGCCTCCTGCAATGATTGCTTTTTCGGATGAAAAGTTTAGCCCTAGCCCAAATTGTTCCCCGAGCATTAAAAAGCTTTGGAAGGCATCTTCTTCCAATATCAATCTTTCTGTTTGGGAAACAAATAAGATTCCTCGTGAATATGTGCGAGCACATGAGTACTACAATCCAAACGCCATTATTACATGCTCAGAGTGGAATAAAGAGGCTTTTGATGAATACATTGATTGCCACATTGTCCCTCATCTAATTGAAGAACCAAGTAAAAAACTAGAAAGTTCTGAATTGCCATACGACATGGACAACACCTTTACAATCTTTTCCATGTCTCAGTGGTCTCGAAGAAAAGGGTTTGATGTATTGATTCAAGCGTTTGTGTCAGAGTTTGGTAGCCAAGATGATGTGCGCCTTCTTTTGAAAACATATCCTAGCGCAGAAGCCAACATGGAGACAATTCAAGAGGAGATCAAGTTTTACAGAAGCATCATTCGAATGCCAAATAAAGCAAACAATATCATTCTCATTCCTGGTTTTGTGCCTGATGAGAAGATTAACTGGTTTTATGACAAGTGTGATGCGTTTGCTCTTTTTTCTCGCGGAGAAGGGTTTAGTCTTCCAATCGCAGAAAGTTTGATGAGGGCCAAGCCCGTTATTGTTCCCAAGGAAGGTGGGCATATAGATTACATATCCGATGAAGCAGCCTTCTTTGTTGACGGGCAGTGGGATACTTGTATATGTCCACAACCTCCATACGATGTTGACGGAGAATGGTACCAGTGTAATATTACTAGTGCCAGAAAACAGCTTAGAAAAGCTTACAATATGTGGAAAGAAGGGACACTAAAAGCCGCAGGGCAAAAAGGTCGAGAGCACATTCTAGCCAGCAACTATGATAAGCTTTCTGTAGGTCAGCGTTTCTATGATGTTGCAAAAAAAGTTTACAAGCCAACAGAGACTAAAATTGCAAAGATTAAGAAACAAGTTGCTCTCAAGGGAAATTTAGAAGAAAAGCTAAAAGTTCTACGCAATTCTTTCGAGGGTGAAACATGTTATATCTTGAACTGTGGACCGTCTATTAAAGATATTCCAGAAAATATTATAAAGGACAAGTTAAAAGACAAACTCGTTTTTTCGATCAAACAGGCGTATAACAAATTTCCTGAAATAACTGATTTTCATTTTTTCAACTGTGCAAACTTACCAGCATTGAAAGGCGAGTATTGGCAAGAACATTATAACTATGGAAATAATGAACCATTTGTTGTTGCTAGTAGCAATTACAACATTGGCATGCGCTGGAGCCCTTATCAAAAACATGATGTGTTTTTTAAGGTGCCAATTAGGACAGAGATTAATAATGAATTTGTAACTAAAACCAAAAAGTTTGAAGATTTTCTAATCGAAAAGAGCGCAGAACGCCCCTGTGGGCCTGGAATTATGTATGAGACTGTAATTTATATGGCTGTGCATCTAGGAGTTAAAAAAATCGTTGCAATTGGTTGGGATTTGAGTAATAATAATCCTAACAAGCAAGACGATTATGAACATTTTTATGGAAATACCGATAAGCTTTTCAACAGAGGTGATATTTTGCCTTGGGAAGTTAAGGTAACTTGTGAGGCGTCGAAAGATCTTTATGAGTGGTTGTCTGATAAAGGTGTTGAGCTTGAATTAATTTCTAACAAAAGTTCCTTATATGAAGGAATTCCGAGGGTAAAACTATGAGCGTACATGTAATTGCTGAAATTGGCATCAACCACAATGGCTGTTTGGATACAGCTAAAAAACTAATTGATATGGCCGCAATGGCTGGCTGCGATTCGGTTAAGTTTCAAAAAAGAAATCCTGATGTTTGTGTTCCGGAACATCAAAAGAATGTTCTTCGCGACACTCCTTGGGGCACTCAGTCCTACTTGGCTTACAAAAAACGTATTGAGTTTGAAAAAAGAGAATATGACGAAATTGATATTTACTGTCGCCAACAAGGGATTGAATGGTCTGCTTCTCCTTGGGATTTGGATAGCCTTGAATTTTTGGCACAGTATAACGTCCCGTATATCAAGATCCCATCTGCCATGCTAACAAACCATGAACTTTTGAAAGCATCCAGAGATACTGGAAAGAAAGTAATTCTTTCAACCGGTATGAGCACAATCGAAGAGATTGATGAAGCTGTTGAGATCCTAAAAGGCTCTGAGTTTGCTCTTTTGCACTGTAACTCGACATATCCTGCAAAACTCAAAGAATTGAACCTAAACTGCATCAAAACACTTAAAGAAAGATATAATTGTGAGGTGGGGTATAGTGGACATGAGTTTCGCTTAGGAACTTCTGTTGCTAGTGTTTATTTGGGTGCGACAATTGTTGAACGCCACATTACACTAGATCGACAAATGTGGGGAACCGATCAACTTTCTTCTGTTGAGCCACAAGGTCTCATTAAGTTGGTTAGGGGTATCCGTGAACTAGAGGTGGCTTTGGGCGATGGTATCAAAAGAGTCACAGAAGACGAGAAGCCAATTCGAAAGAAACTGAGAGGTTATTAATGTTTGGAGTTTTTGATCACCACCGATCTCGTGGCACGTTCGACCAATGGGCTTCCGCAGATTGCAATGAAATGTTTTTTCAATTCGTAAAAGATCTTTACAAGGATAATGAAATCGTTTATGAAAAACTTCCTGAATTTGAAAACTATAAAGATTCAACGGTTTTGATCGTAGGCGGTGGCCCGTCTACAAGAGAACTGAATTTAAACGAACAGGAGTACGATTATTTGTGGTCCATAAACCATTTCTTCAAAAACGACAAGTTTAAAGATGTGAAAGCTGACTTGCTCATGATTATGGGAGAGCCTGATATTGAAGCCCCCGAGTTTGTAGAATACAGAAACAAACATAACCCAGCAGTTGGGTTTGAAATCCATGATCGATGGAATGGTCATGAGTTTGACAACTACGAAAAGTATTTTTGTATGCACACGCGGTTTTATGGCAGGCTCGGCGGCGGCGCAAGAATGCTTTTGTTTGCTGCTGCTCTGGGTTGCAAAAAAGTAATCTTCACAGGATTCGACGGCCCAGAAGCAATCTTTGATGGCGACCATGCTTTTGAGCCTGGGAAAACCACCCTGCCATCTATTTTCAACCACATGATGCCCGGTGAAATTGCCCTAACTTGGAAAATGCAATATGATTATTTCTGGGATTACGTTCAAGACTTGTACCCCGAAACGCAGTTTGAGAATATAGGAGGGGGAGAAAAATATCATGAAAGAATTAAATGATATTGCCGTTATCATTCAAGCTCGCCTAGGTTCTCAAAGAATTCCATCAAAAATGTTAAGACCATTTGCCGGCACAACCCTGATGGACATTACTATTGAAAAAATATTAAATTCAAAAGTTATTCCAAATGAAAACTTTTTTGTGTCAGTCTATGAACCAGAGCTTGTAGAGGTATGTGACAAGTGGGGAGCCAACATTTTTCATAGAAGTGAAAAGTCTGCTTTTTCAGAGGGCACTCCGATGACTGAAATGTATGAGTGGTGGGACAAGTTGCCTTCTTTTAAATATTGCGTTTTGGTAAATGCATGCGCACCGTTTCTTAAGATTGAAACAATTGACAATTTTGTATTAGAATATACTAAGACAGATTCTGATGGTTTGTTTGGTGTAATGGAAAAGAAAAACTATTTTTGGAACTCTAACAATGAATTGATAACACCATGGCCCGAAGGGCAGGATGTTATGAACACTAAATTTGTTGGTAAAACATATGAGGCAGCACACTGCCTGTATGCCGGAAGAATGGATAAGATTGGTGACAATATTTGGATGGGAGATTTCCAAAAACCTGGAGACATTGAATTATTTCCAATGGCTGAAGAAGAGTGTCTAGATATCGATTATGAATGGCAGTTTAAAATGTGTGAATCTGTCTATAAGGGCTTGCAACAATAAAGAGGTTAAATAATGTTTTATATTTTCGAAATGGCTAATAATCACCAAGGTAGCGTAGAGCATGCCAAAAAGATTGTTGATACTTTTGCATCGTTGTCGGAAGCGATGAATATTAATGCAGGCATTAAACTGCAATTTAGACAACTTGATAGCTTTGTGCATAAGAGCTTCAAAGACTCAGATCTCAAGTTTGTAAAAAGGTTTAACTCTACTAGATTGTCCAAAGAAGAGTTTGGGGAGATTGTAGAGCATATCCGCGAAAGAAACCTTACAACTATTGCGACCCCTTTTGATAACGAATCTTTGCCATGGTTGGAAGATTTGAACGTTTCAGTTGTAAAGATTGCTAGCTGCTCTATTGATGATTGGCCATTGTTGGAAGAAGTGTGCAAGATCAATAAAAAAATTATCATCTCCACTGGCGGGGCTAGCATCGAGCATCTTAAAAAGGTGCATGATTTGTTTAAACACAATGAAAGAGATTTTGCTTTTATGCACTGTGTTGGAGAATACCCGACAGCAATCGAGAGCGCAAATCTGAATCGCATTACAGCACTAAGAAAAGAATTCCCAGATATTCAAATTGGGTTTTCAACTCATGAAGCGCCATCGGAACCAACTTTAGCACCAGCAGCCCGAGCCTTGGGGTGCACAATTCTAGAAAAACACGTAGCAGTGCCTACAGATACGATTGGCATCAACGCTTATTCTTGCACTGTAGACGACATGAGGAGTGTCATTTCTGAAGTTGAGTTGGTTGAGAAGGCTTTGTTTGGCAAACCAAAGAACGAAAAAGAAACTCTTACAAACCTCAAGAGAGGTATTTATCTCAAAAAGAACATTTCTGCAGGAAAGAAGATTAGTAGAGATGATTTTTATTATGCAATGCCTGTCCAAGAAGGGCAATTCAATGCATCTTCGGTCTTGGCATTGGAAGGCCGGGTTGCAATAAACAATCTGAAAGCTCACAATCCCTTGACCAGCGTCGATGTTGTCACAAATGTTGACAGCGAAAAGATTGACCACATTGTTGAAATGGCCAAAGTTCTGCTGGAGAACGCTAATGTTCCTCTTAGTGGTAATGAATCTGCAGAACTTTCTGCACACTATGGTTTAAACAATTTTGCTGAATTTGGTGCCATGATCATTGACAAGGTTAATAGAGAATACTGTAAAAAGATTATTGTTAATCTACCAAACCAAACTCATCCCGTCCACCATCATATCAAAAAGGAAGAAGCTTTTGAATTGTTGCATGGGGATTGTACTTTGGATTTGAACGGAAAAACGGTACAGATGACAAAAGGAAAGCCCGTTGTTATCGCAAGGGGTGTCAAACACTCCTTCAGAACCAAAAACGGCTGCGTGATCGAAGAGATTTCAACAACACACATCCCAGGAGATTCAATTTATGAGGATCCTCAAATTAATTCTCTCAAACTTTCTGACAGAAAGATAAAGATCAATTTTTAAAAGGATTAGCAATGAAATTTAATAGCAAATGGATTCACAAAGTTACGGGTCCAAAGTGGCTAGAAAGAGGCAATCCTAGGTCTTTTTTTGGAGGAGAGCAAGCAATTAGTGCCTATGAGGCTGCTCTTGCTGATAGAAAGAAGAATTATCCATCTAATACCAACAAATATCCGGATATTGTAAGAGATTTAGAGGAAAATGGCTTTCATATATTAAAGAATGCCGTTAGTGCAGATATTGTCTCTAGATTGAAGGAAGAGTTCGAAAATGAGTATAATAGTGGCCAAAATCTCTTAGAAAAGAATGGTCATTTTTCTGTTGTTGGTGATCCCTTTTTAAATTGCCCCACAACCGTTGAGCTAGCTTTCTCGGATTTGATAACAGATATCGCTTCTGAGTTTTTTAAATGCACTCCTTCAATTGGTACTTTTAATTTTAGGAGAAGTCATGTCAACTCTGATCCTCCCTGGAAACATCAACTTTTCCATGTAGACAAAAATAGTATCAAATTTATCAAATTCTTTATTTATCTCAATGATGTCGAAGAGGTTAACGATGGCCCATTGACTTTGGTGCCTGATAGTTTACATAAAAAGTTTGTTGATTGGGATGACCCACGCAGATACAGACGAACACAAGAGGAGATCGAGACAATATATGGCGACGACAGTGTTAAGTATATGTTTGCTAATGCTGGTGATTTGATCGTGGCTCGAACAACTTGCTTTCACCGTGGAACAAAGCCTATAAACAATGATAGAACTATGTTAACATTGAATTATGTTATCCACCCAGAAGAGTGGAGAGACACCGGATTTAAAATGAAGAGAGAAGATTACAATAATCTTCCGGAAAATAAAAAACCAGTGGCAGACTTTTTGGAGAAAGTATGATTGTTTACGTAGATATCGATGAAACTATTTGTAAGACTCCTAAAAACAGAGACTATACAAAATCTATGCCAATTTTATCAAACATAGAGAAGATCAATAAATTATACGACGAAGGGCATGAGGTTGTGTATTGGACCGCAAGAGGTACAGGTTCTGGAATTGATTGGCTGGAACACACAAAAAATCAGCTAAAAGAATGGGGAGTCAAATCACATGATGTAAAAGTTGGAAAGCCAATGTATGACATCTTCATTTGTGATAAAGCGCTCAATACAGAAAGATTTTTTAGAAGTGGACCAATAAAGGATAAAAACATTATTTCGCTCACATTTGAGGATAAAACATAGATGCTAGTTCAGTCCGAAGAAGATTATTTTAGCAGAATTTTGCTCACATTAGACACATGTGATTTGCAAGGCGACATTGTTGAATGTGGAGCCGGCGCCGGCGACAGTTTGGCAATGATTTGTAATGTAATATTGAAAAATCGTTACAGAACAAGGAATATTTGGGGCTTTGATTCGTTTCAAGGGTACCCAGAGCCATCCGAGAAAGAAGAACAAATTATGAAGGATGTACACCCTCATGCCACCTGCCGACCGAAAGGGATTTGGAGGCGCACTTTTGAAGAGGCATACGTGCGTATATATGCAACAGGGTACAGCCGCCAAAGACTTGACTGGGTTTGCCCGTGTTGTCCACCAAATACTGAACGAGTTAATCTTGTAAAAGGGTTTTTTGAAGAGACGTTGCCTAGTAAATACGAGGGAAGTAAAATCGCACTATTACATCTGGACTGTAATCTGTACGAATCTTATAAGCATTGTTTAGAGTCTTTGTATGACAAAGTAGCCCCAGGGGGAGTTGTGATGTTCGATGAATACAGATCTCCTTTGCAACTTAGAAATTGCCCTGGAGCCTCCGTTGCCATTGACGAATATTTGGGTGATAAGAGAAAAAGAATTCAAAAAGTGTTATTTGCAAATTCAGAAGTAGAAAAATATTTTATAAGAAAAACATAAAAGGAGAATAAAATGAATTTAAGCGATCAAGCAGTTGGAGCAGTTATGATGGCACTGCAAAAAAGCCTCATGGAACAATCGGACATTGTGCCGACCCTAAAGGGATTTGAATTTAAGCAATCAGAGCAAGGTCTCGTGGTTATGAATCCCACATTGGTTAAGTTCGACATGGAAGAGATTCCCGAAGAAGATGCCTAGATATGAATACGAATGTGAAGAATGCTCACAAACGTTTTTGGCTAGACATTCCATCAAAGAAAAACTAACTTCTTGTAAACTGTGTGGCGGTGAGAATTGCGTAACAAAGCTTTTTGGTACGTTAATACCTGTCAAAAAACAAGAAGCTGGCCATTTAGTGAGATCTCACATAGAAGAGTCTAAACAAGATCTTGAGCAACAAAAGCGAGAGAGCAGAAGAGTGGAGTATGACGTATGACGACAGTAGTGTTGATTATTGCTTTAACGATTTCCATAGCCTTGAATGTATTGGGGGTTTGGTACGTTCGAAAGTTGTTACAAAGCTTCATTCTCAATTCTGAAAATGTTGAAAACTTGCTTTTTGACATAGAAAAATACGAAGAGCACTTGACTTCAGTACACTCCTTGGAAACGTATTATGGCGATGAGACATTGGGTGGGCTAATGAGGCATACAGAAGCATTAGCGAATAATCTGAATCAATATAGAGAAGTGTATGCCATAGTTGAAGAAGAGGAAGAAGTTGACTACTACGAGAACGAAACCAAAAGCTAAGAGAAAAAAGAACCATTATTTTACAAAGGTTCATGAACAAGCAATTATTGATTATGTTGCTAGCAACGATCAGAAAGTAAGAACTCAGTTATACATAGATTATATTGGCCCTGCCTTTCATGAGATGGTTGACAAAATCATCTATACATATCGTTTCACCAGCCTCCCGAACATTGACATGTTAAAAGATGAGTGCAAAATTTGGCTCACTACAATTCTTAACAAATATGATCCCAATCGTGGATCAAAGGCATTTTCATATTTTAGCGTCATCACAAAGAACTGGTTTATTCACAAAGTTAAAAAAACATCCATTGAAAACAAAAGAGAAGTTCACTATGATGACATTTCTAAGAATATTGAAATGGAACAACTGTCTACCACAAATCGATATGATAAAGAACGAGAGCAAAGTGAGTTCTGGAATTTCTTTTGGAGCGAAGTTAGTTCTTGGGAAACTTACAACATGAAACCTAATGAGAGAAGGGTTTATGACGCTGTGAAGATAATTTTTGAAAGCGCTGACGACATTGAGATTTTTAACAAAAAGGCCGTTTATTTATATTTAAGAGAGATTACTGGGCTAAATACGAAACAAATTGTTAATAATTTGAATAAAATGCGTGATCGCTACAGGACTTTTAAGAAAAAATGGGATGAAGGAGAGTTATAATATTTTTCTTTTTTAACTAGTTACGAGTATGAGCAAACTTGACGATTACATTGGCGAAGCCATCCAGAACGTAAGAAAAGATAGAGAAGTAACCAAGAAGCTTCTTGGTGAAATAATTTTATATCTCAGTGCAGATGATAATCGATATCGCGATGCTGGAGCAGTTGCCGCAAAATATGTAGAGACATTACAACGCTCAAATGAACAATTGGTAAAAATAGCCGCTTTAGTACAAAAGAAGAGTGGTGCCGAACGCGGATTAACTGATGAGGATAAAAGCGAGCTATTTGATTTAATTAAGGAAAACTGATATGCCCGACAATCCGCAAAATCCAAACACTAGTCAACCTAAGCCAACTGCTGACAAATCTGCAGGGAACGGCGCCCTGCCATCCGGCGGCGGAGCCGCTGGTCAAGCACCAACAGCTTTAGATTCTTTTCATTACGCAGAATTAAATCCCGGAATTAGTGTTGCCTATAAGGCCAATTCGTTTGACCGCAAAGCGGTTAATCAATCCTTAAATACGGTTGTCCAAGGCGCGATGACGGCTTTTGAAAAGGATGCCATTGCCGGAACAGGTCCATACAAAGCCATTGTGTTAAGACAAGAGCCGCCATGGACACAAGAAGGGGCAGATGTAACATCTTGGTATTCAGTATTTAACAAAGCTCTTGGTGGCACCGAGCCAACAAATTTATCTACCGTTGTACAAGTAAAAGCAAGAATTCCAGAGCTTCATCAATTAATTCCAATTACTAATCAAACACATATTGATTTGCACCCAACTTTTACTTCAAAAGATGACAACGGCGGTGCACAGGTCACATATCAGCCAAATGAGTTGGTGTGGGTTGATTTTGGTAATCGCTATACTTTTGAAGACCCTATTCTTATCGGACCTGTCAAGAAGAAACCAGAGACAAATACAGGCGGCAGCCCTGGAGGTTCAGGCACTGGCGGTGACGGGTCTGGTAAAGGCGCCGCCCATGGTTGGAAACCAGGAGGGTTCACTCCAGAAAATTTGAAACAAGCCGGCGCAGATAATGCAGCGAAATCATCATGTCCAACAAAGGGTCCAAATGGAACTTGCGTTGACCCCGGAAGTAGTAATCTCGGCGCCGAAGCATTGAGAGTTCTAGTTGGACAAATTGGTTGGGGTGAGATGACCATGAACGACGGTGATAGAATGTTGCAGATTCTTAACGCCTATGGAAGTAAGAGCATGCAAAAAGGATTGAGAAAATCTGTCCCCGGCACAGGCCAATCAACGAATTCAACCCCATTGTTGAGATGTGAAAAACTCCCAGCCCCCGGCTCTGAAGGGTGGGTTAAGGGTAAAATCAAAGGTAAATGTCATATGTGGTGCGCTCTTACACAATCTTGGGCTGTATATCAAGCTCAAGCTCGTTTTGGTGTCCCGATTGATCAAATTAGGGGAGAACTTCCAAAATTAACTAAAAGCGTGAGAGGCAACTGGGGAGCATGGTCGTCTGGCGAGGAAGCACAAGCTCCACACTTTCAACAACCCAAAAGACTATTGCGTGTTCCAACATGGGGCAAAAACAACAGATATAGGAAGTCTTGGGAAAAGAGATATTGGAACAAAGATGGAAGCCCGCAGGATGCATTTCCCTTTGCAGCAGTGATGGGCGTTAACGATCAGTGGCCAAATGCGGGAGATACTGTTAACTGGGGTGCAGGCAAAAAGCCTGGACAATCCCGTGGTCTTGGGCACGTAGGAATGGTTGAACATTATGATTCTGTTAATCATATAATGAACTCTGTAGAAGGAAACGGAAATGCTCGTTGTCATGGAGTCTGGCGCTTCTCTGGAACAGGAAAAGGTGGAGCAAAGATGAGCCCACTCCACCCGGTCAAGCCGAAGCATAAAGAAAATACGTCGCCATACGTCACTTACGGAGATATTCCTGGCAACCCGACGCCTTCTGCAACGCAGCCAACACCAGGGATGATTGGTTCAAGCCCAGCTAGCGGCCAACCGGGCCAACCGTCCTCACGTCCTGGCAAGTGCTTTGGATGGGTTGATCCTTCAACCGGTGTGCAGACGGCCAAGAGTACAGGAAAAGGTGAACCAGCACACAGTGACTAGTTAGAGGCTAAACTATGGGCAAGAGAACAAAAAAGGAAGGTGACATCTCGAAAGGGATGTGTCCGGAGTTACTAGAACAACTCGAAAACATGGATGAAATAAGCCAACTGCACTTTGAAGGCTTTTTTGGAAATCCAAAAATCGAACCGGTCACCGGATATAATTCAACACAAGATGAAGTTGTAATTTTAGGCAAGAACAATAGTCGTATTGTTTTGGGACGAGACCGACCCCATGGCCGTGTTAGTGGTAAAGGCGGGAAAGGTGCCGTTGGTTGTGGTGCGATCATGTTGTGTGCTGGGCCTCATGGATCTTTTGCCAAACAATGCGATGAAGAGGGAAATCTAATTCTTGCAGACCCTAATATCAAAAACGATGCTGCTACAATATATTTAAGCCAATATACTGATATTGATTTTAATTACGGCACTAAGAGAGGCGGATCCGCAGGCGGCGGAACTTATTTTAATAAGTCCGGAATTGGCATAAAAGCAGATACGATTCGAATTGTGGGAAGAGAGAATATCAAAATTGTTACCAATACCGACGAAGATAACTCTCAAGGTGGCGCAGTCAAAAGTCTAGGAAACATAATTTTTATGGCCGGCAATGATGACAGAGATGTACAACCTTTGGTAAAGGGGCATGCTTTGGTTCATGAACTTGAAAAAATAATGCTAAGAATACAAGAGTTGTCTGGAGTGGTTCTCACAAACCAAACTTTGCTGTATCAATTTTTAACAGCATTTGCAACACATACACACCCCGCAGTCACCGTCGGCGGTGTCGGCGTTGCATTCCCCAGTATCGAGGGTTCTATATTTGCTAGCGCAACAGCTTTGCAAGCTGCGACATTGGCAACACCTTCTTTGGTCACTACAAAAATCAATAATATATTGCATGAACTTGAACAATGGCTCAAACCACTCAGGGAAGACGGACCTGGCCCATTGCCTTCACCTCTCGCAGAGTTTTATGGCAAGAAATTGTTAAGTAGAGGAGTTAAAACGAACTAATGGCTACTGGAAGCGTATTTGATAATCCATTGTTTATAAAGGCAATTGCCAACCTGACCTCTGGCGCCACGCACAGAACCAAGGGCATTATAACAAACAAGGTCGCTTTGTATCGTTTGCCCCATCGTAGTCCTAGCATGACAGTTGGGCTATTAAATGACAATGTACAAATTCAGGTTGTTAGGGAGTTTGTCAACAGAGACTTCGCAGAAGTTAGAGTTGTTGATCCAAATCTACCAGCATTTTCTAAAGTGAAAGATAGATTTTTCTACATACTTGATCTCGAATGTATCCCTGTACCAGAAATGGCCCCTTTAATGTTGGAAAAACTTTACATCAAACCAGAGCGAATGAGTAAGCTTGAAAAGGCAACTATACCAAACTGGGTCAAATTTACTACTCCCTATTATCACAAGGAGAGATTAGAATATTGGGTCACTGCAAAAACGTCTTACACTTGTATCGAGTCGGAATCAACTTTGATAAAGGCCAAGGAAGAAGCTATTAAAATTGCTGTGAAAAACCTGTTTAAGCGTTACAATGTTTATTACAACGAAGAAACTGAAGAGGAAATAATTAAGTTTTCCACGGGATTCTTGGCGGCACAAGTGCACGATTATCACTTGGAACCTAGGCCCGGTTCAAAATTGAAAATATTAGTTAGAATTAGAGCTATATACTTTGATTGGCTCAAAAAGTTTGGGGCACAGCTTCGAAAAACAAATTTGAACGACTTGCCACAAGCCGCTCATATAACGATTTTGGAGCCGGGTAAATGGGATGAACACATTAAAAAGACTTCAAGACTTTTGGCAAACGCAGCGCTTGACATGCAAAGAGAAAATGTTCACATTCCAGGCGTAAACTTTATGAGAGAAGCGAGAAGAGTACGAACTTTTGTACCAGAACTTAAAAAAATGCTGATTGCAAACGGTGTTGACCCGGATGGCAGAACTGGAAGACCTTACAACATTGAGCTTGGTTATGACGAGGAATATAACTTGCTCTACACTGCCATACGTTACAAGGATACCAATAGGATCCGACGAAAGAAAACTGGGTTTAATATAATAAAGCCACCAAGTCCTGACGCTACAGACTTGGTAACAAACACCAACATGTTAAAGTATTAAAGGGTTAAGATAAATTGACTAAAAAGGTAACATCCACAACAACATGTCCTGCAGATATGACTCAGGAAGAGTGTGAAAAGGAAATGAACGACCTTCAGGGCAGCGTTAAAGGCCCAAGCGCATCCAAAAAAAGCCCTGAAGACTCCTTTTCCGATCTAGATAAGGAAACCAAAGACGATCCTCCTCCGCCCCCGGAAAAGGCCGATGATGATGAAGACGATGAGGAAGAGCATCCTGATGATATCAAAGAGCCTAAAGAAGGATATGCTAGCGATGGCACTAAGCTTTTAACTGCAGAAGAAAACCAAAAGCAAATTGAAGCGTTAGAAGCAAAGATTAAAAAACAAGACGAAGAGAAGGCCGCCGCCGCAGCCGCCAAATTAGAAAATGAAGGTGCAGATACAGATGGCGCAAACCTTCAGGTTGGACAAGAGGAGTTTGCACAAGGTGAAGCAGCGTCAGACCCAACCACAAACTCATATGTAAATCAAACAGAATCCACGATGCAACAACTTGATGAAGGATATAATCCTTCATGGGATGATTTCACCGAAACCAGATACCCAATCCAAGCCCGAGGTGCAGAAGAGCTACAAGGTCTCCGCAAAAAGGGTGGCAAAAAATTCATGGGCGTAGAGTTCGGTGAATGGTGTGGCTTTGGAGAATTTAAGTTCGATCCATTCCAGTTTTTGGGCGTCGGCGGTGAATTCGAAGCCGGCTTCGTTGGAGAGTTCAACTATGACTTTGGAGCATTAAAGTTCCGCTGGTTTAAGTTTGGTCCACCTTGCCCTCTCGATCCTGTGGGCGTGGGGCCACCCCCTTACAAAAACAATCTTTACAAGCAGATTGAGGATGCTTTCTTTAAGGATCCTGCAAATCTAGAAAAGGCAAAAGAAGAGCGCGATCAAGGCCCACCAGCCGAGATTGGCGATTATGCTGTTACCAAGGGTTACCTTGAGGACATGAAGCTTGAATTGCCGAACAAAAATACATTATACAAAATGTATGACATAATGTTAGATAGGATTAATTTGCAATCCTTGCTAAAATGGGTTTGTAACTGCTTTGGTGACCTAGAATTGGCTACAGTGCCATGGGTCGATTTTGAAATGGATCTTAGTGGTGGCGGGTCCATGGGAGCATCTGGTAAAGCCGGCGCAAAAGGTGGATTGGGAAATCAAGCTCAAAATGTAGAGACCGGCTTTATAACCGAAGAAGAGAAAGCAGCAAATACAACGAAAGCAACTGGGTTACAATCAGTCGGAAATCAGATGGCGGCAAAACCAGCCGTTGCTAAAATTCAGCATATTGATTGGGGCGTTGAAACAAATATTAAAGTTCCTGGCCATGGCTTTGCCGACTTAAATCCTGGCCCTGTTGTTCCAATTTTGATAATGGGTGTCAATGGATTTTTGGATGCCAAAATGAATGACATCGGCCCCAAGATAAACACGATGTGGAATGCCAAAATTGTTAATGAGGATTATCTTTCCATCGATCTTGAGACCGAAGGCTTCCTTTGGACTAAGGCTCTATCACAAGGATCCTTTGCCAATGCAAAAGTTAAACTGTTAGATCCAAAACCTGCTCCATCGTCGTGGGATAAACCACTTCCGGTGGATGAGAGCATGTCAAGTGTAGAAAAGACAATGAAAGCTTGGGATTATGGCGAGACAAAAACAACTGCAGATGGCACAGAATTGGGATTTGACATTTCATATGACGAAGAGACCGGTCAGTGGGTGGAAATGCCACTGTTTTATGTCCCAACGCCATCGGATGTAGAAAAGCAAGTCGATGAAAAGAAGATCGAAATAGTAACTGCAAAATCAGAAAACGCATCTGAGGAAACAATAAACGAGCTTGAAAAAGAATTGGAAAATCTTCAATCCGCACAATACGAGCTTGAAGCCTCGATGAATGCCGGCTTGTATGATCCGGCAAAGAACCCGGACGACTTCAACATCTATTTTTCTGATAGTTATCAAACGCTTAAGAAAGCCGGCGGCAAAGCAGAAGCAGCTTGGGAAGCACCAGAAAATTTCCCTGTTCCAGTTGCCGTGTCTGCAGAAGCCGAGTATCAGGCCGAAGCTGAAATGCACTATAATGCCAAAGTTGGCGCTAGTATGGAAATGAAAACAATCACAATTGCAGATGTATGTGATTTTTGCATCAATTGGCCATCTTTTGATTTTAGGGGGCCAACCTATGACATGATGGCAGCGGTTACTATGCTAATGAAAACTGTTGTTGAGGCGTTGTTGGTGCAATTGTTAATGCAACTGTTGATTTCTTTATTGAATTGGCTAACTCAGTGTCCTGATTTCTCTTGTCCAATAGAAGACAATGACGATGTTGCAAAAGAGATGTCAAATGATTTTGGCGCAGTTGATATTTCAGACTTGATTGACAATTCAAACCCAGATTCCGAAGATCCTGTTGTTGATATATTTAACGAATGCGGATTGCCACTAATGTTGGAAGGTGACAAGCCACCATCAGTTAGTGACAGAAACATGCCAAGAGCGTTTGTCCGAGGTTTGTCAAAAAGACTGAGCGGCGCCGAAGTAGTTGGTGCCATGGCTGGCACTCCAACAAGAGAAGTGGTTGAGGTTACAAGAGAGTTTGTTAAGGATGATTTCTCTGACCTTCTTGGGGAAAAACTAAAAACTTCCAAACAAATCGAGGATTTGTTCGTCTGCATGGCTCACGCAGTAGAGCCGGCAGAATTGGGAAGAATAGAAGACCAAGTGTTAGCAAGGGCAAAAGACCCGAACATCTGTGGGCAAAATGGTTCCATCCGCTTGAGAGACCTCTACGAAGATAAATGCGCTAGTATAGAAGATATTGAAAAGTTTTTCAAAAGGGAAATGAATCTGGATAGAAATGTGTTTGAAGAGATTTCAAACGCCCTCAGAGATCCAGAAGAGATGTCAAAACTCATTCCGCCACTGTTCTCTTCTCCCGCAGTCCCTGGATCACCTGCTGTAACGGGCCTGTTAGAGTCTGCCGCAATGGACCCAGCCGCAGGGATGGGCGACTTTAACGCCATGCAAGATAACCAAATCGAAATGATTTTTAAACCGGTTGTCAACATGATGGAAAAAGATACGGTGGGAAAAGCTTTCAACGCGGAATTGGTTAATCAAAATAACGCGCTCCTGAGCAATCTAGAGCGGGATCTGCCCTTGCGCGTGAGAAACGCATTAGCCGACCTTGAAGAAGCATATTCTGGAGGGTATTGCGAACAATATCTTGATGTGCTGACTAAAGGTAACGAACAATACCCAAAAATTGCCGCACCGCTGAAAAAATCCCTAGAGGATTATGATATAAACACTAAAGACTTGATGCCCGATACTCCGAGCAACATTATTTTTGAAACGCCCGTTTTTGTGTCAAAAGAAAAAGTTGCAATAACATACTGGAATCCTACTTTTACCGAAAACGATGTGGTGCGTCTTTCCAAACAAACTGGTAAAATGCTAGAAGCTCTTGGACCCGGAGGAACTACAAAGGTAGAAGTAAAAATACCAGCCTCTAATGAGCTTGTAGATAAAACCATATTAACTCTACACATTGGTTACGGTTCGAGTCTATGGACTCCACAAACAGACGACTCAAACAAACAGTATTATAAAAATGAATTAGTCCTCGCCGCAGATGATCCTGTTCCAGAGGACATAAAAAACAAATTAATTTCAGAAGGACTTGTTATTGTTGGGGATACAACTCCAAAAGCTGATGTGTTTGCGCATCAAGCACTTAAAGTCTTTGAGAATACGGATGAAGATGTTAAGGGCAAGTTAAATGATCTTTTCAGAGGGCCTTTGTATAAGCGAGTAATTAGGAGTGTCCTGTCACAAATAGCCTTTGATGTTTCCAGATCCAAGCTTTGGTATGGAGGCCATGGCCACTCTCCGAAATGGCATGCACAAGCTTATGAACAATGCGTCGATGGGGCGGAACTCAAGAAAAAAGTTTTCGGCCAATTTGAAGAGCGTGGATTGTGGCAAAGCTCGCAAAGGTTTCACAATAACTACACAAAACCAACGGAACTTCATGAGTACGTAATGTTTGACCTCGGGTGGAAAATGCATGAAAAAGAGCCCCAGAAATATGATGACCCAACAACTTTAGTCAAATCAATAGCGGAAATCCCCTCTCCAGAAGATGTTTATGCAGGAGAAAATAACCCCTGGGGACAGGAGCAATACAATAAAGCTTTAAAAAAGTTTTTTGACAATGGTGAATTTGTTAACAATATGTCAAAAAAACAGCTTAAAGAAGTGATGGACAAGCTGGATCCAGTTGCCTTAAAGATAAGCGCGTTGCAAAAACCAAAGTTAATATTGGACCTTATAGACGTTGCTCCTGGGGGTCAACCCAATCATCCGGACAATAAGCCAGGGATTGTTGACATTAATTTGTTGAAAAAGGTTGTAAAAGAAAACTACAACATGTTTGAACAAGATGATCCAAATGACAAAGAAACTTATTCGTCTTTCCAGTTGGCAATTTTTAGAGCCGTGGTAAATGGATATATACAAATTTTTGCAAAAGAAATGGCAATATCCAACCTGTTTTCAATCACCAAATTTGACATGAAAGAGTTACAAACATTTGATTTGCTTTTGGATTTGGTATACAAGAAAATGATAAACTACTTCTCACAGGAGAAGCAGAAAAAAGTGTGGAAAAAAATGCAGGAAATTCTTGTATTAATTGCAGAAGAGCGGATTTTAAAGGACGACCTAAATGATCCTGTAAGCGGCGAACCGTTTAAACCCAAAGATGCGAAAGAAGTACTTAGATTTTTCATTAGAGAAGATTTGCCGGGTGCAATAAAGTCCGTCGATGGGTTTATTACAAATCCTGATCCTCCAAATCAGCTTGATGATGAGGGCAATCCTGATTCCAATGACCCTGAAGGATGGTTTGTAGATCCCGAAACAGGCCAACCAATAAAGATTGTCGAAAACAAGAGTTTGCGCGACGTACCAGTTGTCACTTATATGGAAAACGGTATAGAAAAGCCTCAAGTTTTTGATGTACCATGGTTTTGGAAACACACAACTGCTATACAGGAGAACACGCCACTTAATTTAACGACATATAATGAAAACGTTGGTTCAGATGGTGCACCAATTGACATAGGCTACCATGCAGCATATGCCTCTCCAAAAAATAGAGACAAATTTGAACGCGGAGTCTTCTTTTTCGAAAAATACATAAGATTAGAAACTCCCGGCAGACCCGGCGACGATAGAATAATTGTCCCTAAAAGCAAAAAAACCAAAGGATCCGAGAAAGTTTCTAATGCAAGTGGTGTGTGGAATGAAACAAACTTTTCACTTATATTTTTAAATCCGGAGAATTGGAAAAATGATTCTAGCAAATCTCAAACATCCGTATTTACAGATAACGCTCCGGGACTTAACACGTTTTCTAATTTAGGTCTTTGGAACGAATCCTTAGAAAAACATGTCGAAGATGGTCGGATAAACGATATTAAAGTGGGGGTTCGATTAAACTATGCCATGTTAGCATCTGTTGAAAATTCTGCTGTTTTTAACGAAGTGTACGAAAAAATATCCGATATTGCCCAACAGGATCCTGCTGTGGACAATTATGGAGTTAGAGAAAAAACCCTTAGAATGTATAACACGCAGTTTGCGGACAAAAATATGACACTGCTTAATAAAATGGTTAAAGATTTTGAAATTAGTGAAGGCATGGCTGAATTTACAGAAGGCTTGCTGGCTTCCGCAGCCAGTTCAATTTCAAAATCTGGTCATGTGTTTTCTTTGCCGATTGTTTCCAAAGAGGTGTCAATTTTAGACAGTGATATGCTTAGTAAGTCGCCTGCTCAAATAAATGCAGAAGACTCTAGCATATTTGCTGAAAAGATGGAAGAGCTAGTTCCTGACCTGATTGCCGAATTGAAGAACGGTATTGATTATAGGACTTTGTTTGATTATAGTATTTCTCCCCAAAAATTGTTCTATGCAATATACATGTACAACGCTTTGACCCTATCCTTTAGAAAAGGGTTCAAGAACGGCTTTAAACGCACCAAACTGGGCCTAAAGACTGCATTTAAGCTAGCTTTGAGCGCGAAAGACCCTGTAAAACAGCGCAAAGATGCCATCGACTCTGCAGAAGAAGTGAAAAAGGTCGATGGTGAAAACGACCCGCAAGCGAGAACTTGGAAAGGGGAGTCAAAGATTCTCGGAATTACTGGAGAGTACTAGTTAGTATTATAGGGGTATTAGAATGGCCGGAATAACACCTAAATTACCATTATCAATCAGCCCAGAGGGTGATTACGCTTCTATTAAAACCCTGACTGCACTAGTGCAACAAAATTTTAAAAATCTTATTTTAACCGCTCCTGGCGAAAGAGTCATGGACGCTGATTTTGGAGTTGGACTAAGGCGATATTTGTTTGAGCCGTTTGGACCTAACTTAACACAATCAATAAGAGCAAACATAGTTAGACAAGTTGGCATATACTTGCCATTTGTTAAGATAATTGATATCTTTTTTGACACGACAGAACTTGTTTTGGGGCAAGAAATAGATACTGAGACCCTAAGAGTTATAATTAATTATCAAATTACTCCACTTGATGTGACTAACGTTTTAGAAATTAGTCCATAAAACACTATTTATCGTTAAGGAGATTTTGTAGTGCCTTTCATTAAAAAGAAAACAGTCCCAATTAATTATACAGATAGAGATTTCGATTCTATCAAGCTAGCGTTGTTAGACCATGCAAAAAGATATTACCCCGAAACTTATAAAGATTTTAGCGAGGCCGGCTTTGGTGCGTTGATGATGGATAGTGTTGCCTATATTGGCGATATTCTTTCCTTTTATTTGGATTATCAGGTAAATGAGTCCTTTCTCGACTCTGCATTAGAATACAACAATGTTGTTAGATTGGCAAACCAATTGGGATATACTGCTCCAACTAGAGCTTCTTCAACTGGCATTATAACATGTTATTTAAAAGTGCCCTCCCTGTCTGCCGGATACGGACCAGACACTTCGTATTTGCCGGTTTTGAAAAAGGGAACTAAGTTTGTAAGCAATAGCAATGCAGTTTTTACATTAATTGAAGATATCAATTTTGATGATAATAACAACGAGTATAGAGTTGCAACAACCAATTCAACTACCGGCATGCCAACGAACTATGCAATCAAAGCATCCGGCCTTGTGGTTTCCGGAGAATTGGTGGAACAAACGATGACAATCGGAGATCACCAAAGGTTTCTAAAACTAAGATTGGATGGCGACAATGTGACTGAGGTTGTATCTGTTGTAGATTCTGAAGGTCATGAATACATCGAGGTGGATTATTTAACACAAAATGTTGTTTACAAGCCTGTTGTAAATCGAGGAGATGACAAAAACAAAGCTCCTTCTATTTTAAAGCCGTTTGCAGCCCCTCGCCGTTTTGTGACAGTACATGAGGGGACTACCACATCCCTGCAATTTGGTTTTGGATCAGAGTCCAATCTCAACACTGAAAAGGTTGTAGACCCCAGCAAAGTTGTTTTGAAAAGACATGGCAGAGACCACGTTACTGACAAATCTTTTGACCCCTCTGTTCTTATGGAAACAGACAAGCTCGGTGTTGCACCGTCCAATACAACTTTACGAGTTGTTTACAGAATAAACAGCGTCAACGATGTAAATGCAGGGGCAAAATCAATTACAAAAGTTATCGATCCGGTCTTTAATTTCAAAGACTCAGCCACATTAACTAAATCTACGGTAAGAACTGTCATTGGCTCTCTTGAAGCAGAAAACGAAAACCCAATATTGGGAGATGTCATCATTCCAGAGACAGAAGAACTAAAGCAGAGGGCTTACGGATTTTTCGCAACTCAAAATCGTTGCGTTACAAAGATGGATTATGTACATCTTTCATATTCCATGCCGGCTACATATGGATCGATCAAGAGAGCGAATATTGTTAAAGACACCGATTCCTTCAAAAGAAACATGAATATGTACGTAATTTCTGAAGATGCAGACGGATATTTGATAGAATCTAGTGCAACGATAAAAAGTAACTTAAAAACTTGGCTCTCAGCGCATAAAATGTTAAATGACACGATTGACATCATGAACGCAAAGATTGTTAATCTTTCGATACACTATGAGCTTGTAACTGATTTGACAGAAAATAAACATGACGTGATGGCCCGTGCATCAAAAGCAATTAGAACCAGAATGGTAAATACGAAGCTTGAAATTGGAGAACCCTTTAGGATATCAGAGGTGTACAGAGTTTTGAAAAATGTAGATGGTGTTTTGGATGTCGTTGACGTTAAAGTAAAAAGAAAGACAGGCGACTTATATGCCGATACATTTTATAACACTGCTGCGAACACTAGTCCGGACGGAAGATTAATTTGGGCACCAGAAAATGTTATATTTGAAATCAAATATCCAAACGCAGACATAAGGGGCGTAGTTAGATAATGGCAATTACTAGATACAGCGCTAGCGCAGATACTACAATTTCTGACGCTTATGAACTCAATCTTACGACTCGTGCTTCGGGCGCAAATATGGGTGCCGCTGATGTTTTAGAAACATTCATGATTTACAATCAGGCTGGCACAGGATCGATTGAGAAAAGCAGAATCTTGATCAAGTTTCCCACAACTGACATATCTGCAGACAGAACTGCCGGCAATATTCCAGCCAGTGGAAGTGTTAGTTTTTATTTAAGAATGTTTAATGTAGCTCATGCAATGACAACGCCAAAAGACTTCACCCTATCCGTTAGACCAATTACAACCGATTGGCAAGAAGGCCAGGGTCTTGACATGGAAACCTATAAAGACGTCACCCGAGATAAGGTCGAAGGCGCAAACTGGAATATAGCCATGTCTGGTTCCGATGCGAAAGCTGTTGCCAAAGTAACAGCGGCAAGCAAAACGGCGGGTCAAGCAAATACAAGAGTTTTAAGCATCACGGACGCCGGCGCACAAACCGTTGATTTTCAAATCGATAACTCGATTAGCACCTCTACTGCAACCAAAATTGCATTCGGCAACGCAAATAGTAATGCTACACAATTTGCAACTAATATCGCTGCAGCCGTCAACGCTGCGAATTCTGCAAATACTTGCAATGTCACAGCTACGTCTTCCGGCGCCGTTGTCACTCTCACACAAGACACTGCTGGGTTGGCCGGCCAAACAACAATTGAAGGAACAGCAGTTGATGATAGTGTCGTGTCCGTAACACAGGCTTTTTCTAACCTCATAGCTTGGACCACTACGGGTGGGGATTATGATGACGATAGCACATACACGAGCTACACCCAAACCTTCACCTCTGGAACGGAAGACATGAACATAAATGTGACGTCCCTGGTGGAAGAGTGGATTGCTGGCACTAAATCAAATTATGGAGTCGGGGTACACCTTACTGGCAGCGTTGAAACTGGCTCGGTTTCCCTCTATACCAAGAAGTTCTTTGCTAGAAGTAGTGAATATTATCTTAAAAGACCGGTTATTGAGGCCCGTTGGGATTCTACAAAAAAAGACGACAGAGGCAACTTCTATGTTAGTAGTTCGCTAGTTCCGGAGAAGGATAACGTAAATACCCTATATCTTTACAATTATGTACGAGGTCAGCTTAAAAATATCCCCTCTGTTGGAACAGGGCACATATATGTCACTTTGCACACGGGCTCTGGAGGCCCCTCCTCATCTGCCATAGAACTAAGGGATTCTTCGAGTGCTGGCACCTCCACTATTCACACTTATGCGACCGGTGGATATGTTGAGGCGGGTGTATATTCTGCTTCGGTTGTTATCACCGGTGCCCTTAGTGGTGCAAATGAGTATTATTATGATGTTTGGAGTACAGGCCAGGGTGGTAACACCCTGTTCACGGGTTCGGGCTTTGTTCCTAAGACTTTTGGAGGTCAAAACGTCACAAACCCAGATACTTCATACTATACTAAGATAACAAATCTTAAATCAAAATATGCCCACAATGATACAGCTAGGCTTAGGTTGCATGTCCGACCAAAAAACTGGGATCCAAACATATACACAGTGGCATCTAAAACGATACAAAACACAATAATTGAGAATGCCTATTACAAGGTTAATAGAATTATAGATAATCATCAGGTCATAGATTATGGCACTGGTAGTACCTCGCCACAAGTTGTGCCGAGTACGGGCTCTTATACAAGATTATCTTTTGATGTGTCTGGAAATTATTTTGATTTAGACATGTCTTTGATGGAAAGTGGCTATTCATATGGAGTAAAGTTTCTTTATTACAACAACGGTTATTATCATGAACAGTCAGAGTTGTTTAAATTTAGAGTTGAGAAATAATGGATTTAAAGGATTTATTTTATAGGAAAACTCCTTACAAATTAGCATCTTCTGCTAGTTTGGAAGAGATCGGGAAAGAAATTGAATCTCCCGATTATATTGAAGCCGAAGCTGCCAACAAGCAAAGGTATACGCCGCTTGTTGAGTTTGGTACTGCGTCCCATTTCGCAAAATTTGGATCTGCAGAAGAATACTATAGAAAATCTATTCAAAATATTTATAGAAATTACCCTTATGACGGCTCTTTGGCAGAAAAAGTTAAATGGCATGTCTCGTCTTCATATTTAGATAACTACATTTTTGAACATGAATACCCAAGAACTAATGGTTTTGTTACCTTGGGGTACGGCTGGACAGATGGGGTTGCTTCAACGGTTACGGTAACAGATGGCACCAGCAATGACGTTTACAAAAACGCGACAACATCTCAATATATTTCTTTAAAGGGTGGCCCTCATGGCCCATCTACGCCGGCCCATCAAATGGATCCGGCCAAGCTAGATTGGAAAAAGTCAGAACACAAGGCAAATATATACAACACTGGTTCTGCTCGCATATCAAATTTGGCAATCGATGGAGCTTTAGGTAACACCGTAGAATTTTGGTTTAAATCAGGTGAAAATTTTGCTGATGACAGTAACCAAATAAGCCCCTCTTTGTGTACCGCATATTTTGATTTGCACAATGGCAAGAGCATAGGGGCAGACAATTATGGTCGTCTTTTGGTCGAGACTAGAAGAACAGCCCAGAATACGTTTAGAGGCGACAAATTATTTTATGTCACTTACATGTCTGGTACTGCTGGCGTCAATCGAGCAAAGATAGGCAGCACATCTCTTGCATCTACTAGCACATTTTACAAGTGGAATCATTTTGCCTTTGTGATGGAAAATAGCGGACGTTCAACTTCTGATGAAGGGTTGGCTATCAAACTGTACATGAATGGCGAGCTTCAGGAGACCATCTATACTGGATCGGCCATCGCGGAAGTTGATGAAGGTGCGTTAGCTGCTCACATCGGCGCATATAAAACAGCGCCATCGTCAGACGCTAGTTCTGTAACCTCTGGTTTTGGAAGCATTTCTGGGTCTTTTGATGAATTTAGATTCTGGAAAATTGCCAGAAACTCAGAGAAGATTTATAGATACTGGTTCACTCAAGTTGGCGGCGGCACAAATACCGACACTGCAAACACAGATCTTGGCGTTTATTACAAATTTAACGAAGGCATCACTGCAACCTCTTCTTATGATTCGACAACTTTGGATTATTCCGGAAGGGTTTCCAATGGCACAATCAACAACTATGATACAACTGCAACTGGCAGACATGCAATGCGTGTCACAGGCTCCGCAATGGTGGAAGCCAGCGCGTCAACTGCAGCATCAGAGTTCAAAGATCCGATTATCTATCCTTGGCATGATGATGTCGTGGCGTTTATGACCTCATCGGTTATTAAAGGTCGCGAATGGGATTATGTTAATCCCTCATCGATGTATCATTCATTACCTGAGTGGATCTTGGCAGAAGACATGGGCTCCACAGATCAAGATAAAGATTTGAGAAATTTGAGAGCTTTGACACAAGTACTTTCAAGTTATTTTGATGAGTTGTACATGCAAATACGAGAGGTACCTCGCCTAAAAGACAGGGCCTATTTGAGCAGCAGTTATGGTAAACCTTTGCCGTTCGCCAACAAATTGGTTGAACAAGCCGGCATTATGATGCCAGAAATGTTTGTTGATGCAGACGTGTTGGCGCAATTTGCTTCGAGAGATGATACTAAAGAATTTACAGAGAAGCTTTACGATGTTAAGAATCTCATTTATCAAAACATATACAATAACTTAATTTACATTTTTAAGACGAAGGGTACCGAAAAATCTATACGAAACCTTATTCGATGTTTTGGTGTTGATGACGAAATTTACAAGTTAAACGTTTATGCCGGCAATTTAACCCATACATTACCAGTTGGATACAATTACACGGTAGCTAGAAAAAGCTACGTTGACTTTAGTCATCGCAATAGACAGGGTGCAACAGTTTTTCAATACCCAGACCCTGATGTGACAAACGCTGCTGGTTATCTCACAGCTAGTCACTCTGTCCTAGAATCTGGCTCAGTAGGCTCTGCATTCGATTCAGGTCTCGCAGTCACATTTGAGGCCGAGGCGATATTCCCTAATAAGCCAAAAATTACTGATATCGCTCATGAGCTTTATTCGATTTCTGACGTATCCTCGTCTATTTTTGGTGCTCACAGCGTCCCAAAAGACCAAACTGGAATTGATGCGTTTACTTGGGAACAGACTAACGCTTTCATTACCGACGCAATTGATATGGATGGATATCATGCATCAGCCGATCCATCTACTAAGTTTTCCATCACAATTCCAGAATCTGCAGGCGGCGCCGCAGGCCCCGCAACCGCAGAAGACGCAATTGACATGAATGGGTATCAATCAACGGCTGATCCGGGTTGCAAATTTACTATTCAAGTTCCCACAGCAGCCGGCGGCTCAAATACGCAAATTACTATTAAATTTGATATTAGTTCAGCTAGTTCACCAACTAGTGCAGGGTCTGATCACATCACTATTGCCACAGCAGGTTCAGATGATAATGCCAATGCAGATCTTGTTATAAAGGCCATCAAGGGTACGACGGATAGCAGAATTACATATGGCAATACCTCTGGCGACGGATCCGCTGGAACCGGAGTCCAAGGTCTTACGGCACAAGATGGAACTACCAGTACCAAAGTTACGCTTAGAATGTCTACTGGGGGCACAGCAGGCAACGTTTCTAGCGTTGTCGCCCATGCGGGAGGCACTATAAACTTAGTTGATGAATCAGACTTTACAGGTGGTAACGCCACAAGTACAAAGATTTCTATCAAATTCAGTATCTCCGAAGCTAGCTCGCCAGCCAACACTGGCGCCGATCACATTACCATTGCTTCGTCTGAAAACGCAGATTTGGATGATGCTGCTCTTGTTATAAAAGCTATAAATGGAACGACAGACAGCAAGATAACATATGGCAATGCTACTGGCCCCGGCTCCGCAGGAACTGGTGTTCAAGGCATCACAGCGACAGCGGGAAGTACCAACAAGAAAATTACACTTACGATGGATGCTGCAGGTACCGCAGGTAACATTTCTAGCGCCGTTGCTCACGTTGCGGGTGTTGTAAATCTTGTTGATGGAACAGACTTCGACGGAGGAGGTTTCGACGGAGGTAGTTTCCAAGTTTATGCTGTGAAAGACGAAACATTCTC